AGCTGAACCAAGATTAACAGTTTGAATCGTCATTTTCTTACTCGCATAAAAAAAGCCCCTAAATAGGGGCTTTAAAGGGGTTTAAATTAAGGGTAAAAAACTTGGGTGAACGTCGTTGAGATTTGCCAAATATCACCACCTAAACAACGGGGTTGATATTCACCTGTTTTTACTCGGACCTCACCATCTAAAGGTGAATCCCAAAGGAACGAGTCCGCGCCCCTGTGCTGATCGAAGAACGCTTTGATTTGCATAATTTCGGCTTTTACTGCTGTTCTAGTGTATTGCCATGTACCAGATCGGTTATTGATACCAATTGAAGTATTCTGCTCATAACCGTCACCAAATTTACTTGATAACGTATTAAAGCTCTGCGAACCTGAATTACCCTCTAAATCTTGGCACCAAGTGAATTTACGGTTGCTCATGTAGAAAGTAAGCCTCCTTAAAAAAACCCACTCGGTTAAGTGGGTTTATTTGGGTTTAAGTGGTTAAATTTAGGTATTAGCGTCTCACAAGATTAAACAAGACACCGCCTTGACGGCTTTCTCGTCTAGCCCAAGCATCCATTGCATTATTCAGAGATTCAGCAATTTGCTTTTGTCCTTGTGTATTGACGCTTGCGGATCCATCAGCAAACGTAATCTGTTGACTGATTTGCACATTGCCCTCACTAGACCCGTTTTGACGATTATTTAAATAATTCGTCAAATCTTTGTTCTGTTGAGGGTTTAATACACGTTCACCACCATCTAAAAGCCATGTACCTTCACGCGGGATATTGTCTATACCGTTATGAGCCATACCTTGGATTGTTTGAGCTGCCATGATACCAACTGAAGCGTAACCTGTTGCCCTAACAACTCCAGCCAAAACACTTCCATAAGCGCCACCTTGTGCCAGTGCTTTTGTAGCCCCCTCTTCTGTGTTAACAATTGCTTGAGCTATTGAAGCAGCCTTAGAGGCAAAGAACATAGTTTTGTAAAGCGCATTTGACTTCCCAACACTTTGCTCTAATAGTGCGGTCATGTCTGAAAAAACCTGCCCCGTCATTCCAGCAATTTGCGAATAAACTTGCATCTTGGTTTCAAAATTCTGTTGATCCAAATCACGCTCTTTTTGTGCGTAATCTGCATCAAGTGCAGCTTTTGCTTTCAAAAACTGTTCACGAGCAGCCAACAATTGAGCGTTACGCTCACTCTCATTTTCAATCAATTTAATGCCAGACACTTCATCGTTATAGGATGTTTGGAGTCCTCCGAAATCCGAAGAATATTGATTTTGCAAATTAAACTTTGAAAACTCTTCAGGATTAAGTCTATTAAATAGGGATTGAGCAGAGTTCTGACCAACTTGAAAGACGCTGTCAGAGGCTTGGTTTAAAGTTTCAAAAATTGCATAATCCTTAGATTTTGCCAACTCTTCGCGAACACGTTTACTTAAACTATAAGTTTGAAGTATTTCTTCACGTTCACGTTGGTAACGCTTCACAACAATTTCGGTCTGGTTTAGATAACCCTCAAACGCCGACTGAATTTGTGCATCTTCTTCGCGTTTTACGGCAGCAATTTCAACTTTTTTTTGACGCTCAAGAGCAGCTTTAATCTCTAAAGCTTTTTTCGATTTCCCGTACTCATACTCGGCATTAGAGTCGATTAACTCTTTTTGTCGATCAAAGTTTTGTTCAATCTGCTTGATTCGATCAGTTTCAAAAGCAAAGTATTGGTTGTACTCTTCCTTTTTATCGGACTCAAGTTTTGCGATTTGCGCAGCATATAATGCATCCTCTTGAGCAAGCTTTTCTTTTAACTGTGGTGTACCAGCGTACGCAAGTGTGACCTTATCAATATTATCTTTATGCTCTTTTGCAAGTCTTTGGGCTTCAGTGTAATACCGAGCATCGACATCTTTTTTAGCATCATCAATGGCTTTTTGAGATTCAGCAGCCTTATTAATTAATTCAAGTTGATCTGCCTGTGTAGGCATTAAAATTGAATTGTCTACAGTAGATTTTCCAGATACTCCGGCGAACCACTTCTGGAAACCCGGTGCGTAACCAGCAACCTCTTTACGCTTGCTATCTGATAGACCACCTTTTAAATAGGTCCTTAAGCCACCTGCACCTGCATTGTAGGCCATGAGTGCTTTATCCATGGCTCCAAAATCAGCCAAATGTTTAGATAAGTCTTTAGCTGCTGCTGTTGCAATTTCTTCAGTAGAACTTTTGGCATTAAGACCATACTGCTTTCTAAACACACTCGTTGTTTGGAAAAGACCTATTGCCCCAGTACGACTTTTTGCTCCAGCATTCGCCCCAGACTCTTGAAGAATCAAGGCAGCAAGTGTTCCAGCAGGCAAACCATACAAACTTTCAATCTGAGCAAAATTATTTGCCTTAGCAACACCTTGTGCACGAGCAATTGCCGCCAACTCGTCTTTACTAAAAGTATAGTTTTTTAGATTGAAGTTCTCGCGGGCAGCAAGTAGCACATCCTTTGACAATGGTGCTTTAAAAGCATCTTCTCCATTTGTTGCGACTTGTGCATCTGCATAAACATTCGCTTTATCTACACTTACCCCCTCTCTTACAAGTGTCTTTATATACCCTTCTCTAAGTACATCTTGTTTAGCTTGGGTAATGTATTCACGTTGTTTTTGTGTCAGTGATTGCCATGCCTCAGTAGAGTCTTTGACAGCTTTTGCTTGAGCTTGCTGTGATTTAGTTGTCTCATCAGTAACATCTTTAACTAATTTTTGGATCTCTTTTTGACGATCTATAGAGTTATTTGCAGCATTAATTTTTGTATCTAATTCAGCAACAAACTTAAGTGTACTCTCACTAACCAAGCCTTGCTTTTGTAGCTGAGCAAAAGCATTCTTAGCTTCATCCCCACCTTGTTTTAAGCTAGCAAGGTACGCTTGAATCGCTGTAAATTGCTTAATATCACCTTGAACTTTCAAGTCGTTTTCAAATTGTTCTAACGCTGTAAGAAGACTTTTTAGTTCTTTGGTTTGTTTTTCAACCTCCTCACTTGCCTCAATACCTTTTATAGCTAACTGTGCTGCGGTAAAGCTTTTATATTTTTCTCGAAGTTCACTAAGTGCTAAACCTTGCTCTTCAAATGCACTTGTTGCATCTTGAGTGTGTTTGGTCATCAATAAATATGCACCACCAGCTACAGCAATTTGTGTTGCTAACATTGCCAATCCAGCAGGACCACCAAGTAAAGCCATGACTCCAGCTGTAGCGCCAGCAGATCTTGCAAAGCTTGCTAAGCCCACGCCCGCACGAACTGCAAAAATAGCAGTTTGCCCAAGTTGATATGTTGCGACAACCAAAGCAGGAACAAATCTCGTTGCAATGCCAGCAGATACGGCAATAGTTACCGCTTTAATATCATCCCAATTCTCTATAACTGTTTCGATAGCAGGAACAACATTATTTACAAGTCTTGCCTCGACTCCCTGCCATTGTAAATCCATTAATTGAAGGTTTTCTCTTGCTTGAGCTAGGCTTTTAACTAAATCATCAGACATGATTGCACCAGCTTTTTCAGCCGCGTCACCCCATTTTTTAAATCCTTCACCACCATTTTCTAGCAATGGGATAAGTAAAGAAGAATCTGAAATGATTGCTTCCATGTAGAATTTCATATCATTGGTAGAGGCTCCAGCTTTTTCCAATGAGTTATAAAATAGTTGAAGTGCTTCTGGACCGGACAGCTTTTGAAACTGTTGAATAGTTACACCAACTTTAGGGGCAATATTTGTGAAAAAGTCAGCTAAAGGCCCACCACCAGTTTGTTGGAAATCGCCTATACGATCCTGCATGTCTTTCATTTTATCTGCAAAAGATTCCAATGAAATTCCAGCAGTTTCTGCCCCTTTGGCGTAATACTGAAATTCACGCACTGAAGCATTCGCAAGCTTTGAAAACTTTTGAATATCATTTCCAGTCTGAATAACTTGATCACTAAAATTAACAAGCTGAGCCACTGAAAGACCAGCCACTGCTCCACTCAATGCACTTACAGCAATAGCAGCAATATTTAAAGAATTGGCAATCCCTTGACTCGATGTTCGCGCCTGCCGTTCAGCTCTACTTAGTGGCTCTGAAAAACTAGCCGTCTGAACCACCAGATCCAGTGTTAATCTGCCAAGTGAATTTGTAGCCATTTCTTTTCTCCGGGCAATAAAAAACCACCGTGATTAGCGGTGGTTACTTTTAAATTTAGGAAATATTTTTATGGAGTGGCTCCATAGCCTTTCATACAATTAACATAGTACTTTGAAGAAAAGTCATTGATTGCCCGTTGTCTGTACTCCTGAGAGGAATACTCTAACTGGCTATATGCATCAATCAATATTTGCCGAAAAGATTCGCCACCCTCGTTGCTAAGTCCATCTTTCTTGGCTATATCTATAGCTTGCAACATTGCTTCTAAGGGTGTGCCATCCTGTCGAGCTTTCATAGCCATTCCCGCTACTTTCATTAAATTTCGGCAAGATTCTTCATTTGCTTTTTCTACTTCTGAATTAACATTTGAGTGTGCCAGCACACATGTACATCCAATAGCTATAGCAAAAAGTGCTTTATTAACAAGTCTAAATTTTTCTAGATTCATAATCTTTAGTTCATAAAACAAAGTAATGAATCAAAAATAACATACATAAGTAATAAAGTGCGAGGGAACCCGCACCAAATTAGTTGCTGTGATACTTCTCAAAATACTCCTCTAATGACAATGAATTGTCATCGTCTGGTGGCGTTTCATGAGGCATAAATATATAAGGGTCTACTTTTGTTCCCTCTTTAACTTTGAAGCCTGTGTAATGCGCCATCCAGCTTCCAAAACTTTGCTCTAGCCGGCGACCAAAGAAAAGAGAGCCATATTTTTGACGATAGGCTCTCCATTCCATCAACTCTTTATGACTAATGTTTAATTCGGCTTCTGCTAAAGTGCTTCCACCGATTCCATTGAGGACGAGTTCAATGAGGAGTTCTCTGTCTGCAAGCTCTTCTTCCGAGACTTTCCCAAAAAATTATTAACTTCATCAGCAGCAGCATACATAGCATTTATTAAACTAGGCTCTGCTTTATAGATGTCATTAACACTTGAGAAAAAAGGTGTCCCCTTTTGATCTGAGCAAATTGAACCAAGTAATTGAGCAGCTTGCATGTGAGTTGAGTCGATTTTCTTAACCTTTGAATCCTCAAGATTCTCATAATTAAGATCCCATTCAATTGCTTTGGATGCCTCGCGACTTTCCTTGAAGTTCATTTTTTTAACAAAAATATCAGCTTCAAGCTCAACCGTTTCACCAAGTTCTAACAATGAATTTTTGGTCAATTTTTTAAGTGAAGCAACATTACTTTCTGTTACTTCAACATTCCACTTGACGGCTTTTTTAACCGGAACGTTTAGAGTAGTTACACTCTGTTTTAAGTCTGTAATGCTGATCTTAGCCATTATGAAGTCACCGTACGTTTAGTTGGAGTTACACCAGAAGTACGAATTAATGTGAATGAATAACCAACTACAGAATCGACTTCAAATGCATTCGGTGCAGTAGGATTAATATAACCCTTGAATGACCACCACATACGATCCTTTGGTAGATCAATCCCAGTTGTTTCATCGTAAGTTGGTGGTGTTGCTGCATGGCCTGAGCCAACATGCCACTCTAAAATCTCTCCAGATTCGGCAATTTCAATTAACTTGTCATGACTGGTGTTCGTATCATCGTAATCGATTTCTATTGCACCTTCACCAGGATCACGCATACCGCGAACATACTGTTTTGATTCTGCATCAAGACAAGTTACATCAATTTTTTGAAATGAATCTTGCCCCAAGTCAATCCGTTTAGAGCAAACAAAACGAACCACTTGACCATTTAACACAGTAAATAACTGTGTTTTTTGAGTTTTAACATTAGCCATTAAGAGCGCTCCTTAATTTTAGGCATAAAAAAAGCACCCGAAATGGGTGCTAAGTGAAAATATGGTTTAAGTTTTATTAGCGGTTTATGATCCAGCTAACATCAAATGAATAATGAGGCATTCCTGTTACTGGGTCCTTATCTGCTTCACCATATCGAACTACATAACAATCAAGTTCAATTGCGAAGCGAATTGCTTTTGCAACCTGATCAACAACATCCTCATCAGTTGCATATACATCAATTTGAATAATTGCATTGTCTGAAACAGGACGTGAATCAAGGTTGCTATTTGAATCACCAGAAATTGTTTGCCATGTCACATATGGCGCTTGTGGCTCATCTGGAGCACTTCCAAACTTCCAGACTCGCAAAATTCCATCGCTTTCAAGTAGAGCCTTAACCGCTGGATCTGCTCTGGCTAATTTAAAAATTGGAACATCAATCATTAAGCTTCACCTAAAACCACACTGAGTTCAAAATTAAATACTTGAACAAACTTATCTGTTATCTGTTCAATGTTTTCGTAAAGCGCTGGTCTTAAAAATGGGGTGGCGGGCTGTCTACTTGTACCTAACTCAAGGAATCGCCAGTAAAAGACTCGTCCGTCCGCTTGGTAAGTTTGACCAACACGCCCAGCACGTCTATTTTGAGCATTGTTTGTATATGGGATACGTGCACCACCACGCACCCCCACGCGCATAACCAAAGTGTTTTTATTTCTACTCCGGCCATTTTGAACCACAATTTCTTTCCAAATTTTTTCAGGAGTGGTGGGATCATCTAAACGTTTAACTTTTTGACGGGCTTCATCCCGAGCAATGTTCATTGCCTGCCGCATCGCTTTACGGGCAATACGTTTTACAGTCTTTTCATTACCAATTGCCCGCATTCGTCTTAATGCAGGCTCCAAGCCATGTATTTGAGTAGCCATAAATCACCCATTCCATGCTTTTTCGCCTGTAGATAAGTTGATGGTTAAATACTCACGGCGTGAGTCAGGATCTCGCATCGGGTTTCCATCAATCTTGTAATAGTACCCATCAAAAAGTACCCGCATTGTGCTATCAACTTGTTTTGTTGTGCTGCTATATCGCACCTTAGCACGGGCCTGTATCGAGCTATTGGCTGCTTTGGCCGCAATAACATCCCTTGTTGAAAGGTCGGTAACTTCTGCCCAAATTGTTGCAAAATTAGACCATGAGGTGATTAATTTACCTGTTTTTTGATCTTGGGTTTGAGTGGCTTTCTGAATTGTGATGCGGTGCTTCAATTTTGGAGTAATGCTGGGCATATTAGACCCCCATTTCTCTAATAGGCTGCAAAATATCCCAATATGCTTGAGGTTTTCCTTCTAGACTTCGGCTGTACTTATACTCAATAAATATCAACCGGGCATTATCTAACTTCTTGCAGTCCACAATGTCCGTTTCAGAAGTTCTTTCTGACTCATTTGAAATAATTTTTCGGTCGATGTCGATCGCTATTTCTTCATCGGCTTGAGCTATCCATTCAAGAAAAAGCACATCCTCATCATCGTGATCAACTCGACATTGCAACTTAGCTCGTTCGAGTGTGATCATTCTGATTTCACCTGTTTTGTGATTTTAACTGGCCTCTTTTCTTCTTGTGGTTCTGCCAAAACGCCTTTATCTAGCAAATGTTTTACTGTTGCTGGATCAGCCTCGCGAGTGTCACCAGTTTTATAAAACTGATCGCCAAAATGTTCACGCTTAACTTCATACTTCATTTCAATCTCCTAAAAGAAAGGGGCTTTCGCCCCTATCCAATTAAGATGTAACAACAGGTTTTAAGTCGCCATATACAAATGCCTCTGGACGATAAACAGCTAAAGCTAGACGTTCTTCGGCAAGGATTGTGACCAAGTTCTTAACAAAGTCATCTTCGTTCTCTGTTGCAACTTCAACACGTGATAACCAACGGTCGAAAATCTGAGCACCCATTGAGAATGCACCAGTCAAGAACTTACCTGCTGTGATTGCTTGAGTTTCTACAACTGGAAGGCCCCATAAAGTAGGGTTTAATGTACCTTGTGGATTACCAATAATGTATTGACCAGTTGTGTCTTTCAGAGTTTCAATGCTTGCCCAGTCAATCGGGTTAAGAACATGGCCACTTGCAGGATATTCAGCAAGAATCGCTTGGAGCATTGCATAACGCAAAGTATCAATGATCGTTTCTTGTGATGGTGTTACACCTGTAGGACGAACATAAGCAGTCGCTTGAGGAATAATCCCAAGTAAGTTCTGACCAGTACCGTCACCATTAAGAATTTGCTGCTCTTCTTTGAAAGCCAATCCATAACGCAAACGGCCATCAATGTATGACTGCAATTGTGAAGCATCATCAAGGATCTGACGCGAAGCTTTCATATAATGTGCGATAACTTTGGCAGTTGTACTTACAAGGTCAAACTTAAGGTCAGACTCAGGCTTTTTAGTTCCTTCAGCTACCATACCAGCGCCATTTGTAAAGCCAGTCTCACGCACGTATTCAAGTGCATTTCCATCCATACGGCCCTGCATTAGAAGGTCGCGAATTGTTAGCTTTCGGTCAGGTGGAGCAATAATCCCCGGAATTCGTGTAGTTTGGACCAAGTCGCCTGCTGCCCCTGCCGTATCCGTAGTTGCAGAGGTAATGGTGGCTTTAATTTCTAAGTTAGCTTTACCACGTTGACCTGCTGATCCAACGAGGGATTTAAATTGCTCAGATTCAACAAATTGACGTCCTAAAGATTTTTGCTCAGTAGGCTGGTCATTTGGTCGACGCGCCATTTTTTGCTCTAGCTCATCTAAACGAGCTTTAGTCTCATTACATTTGGTAATGGCTTCATCTGCTTTGTTTTTTGCATCTTCTGAAATTTTGTCGCCATGTTCACGCTTGCCTTTAAACTCTTCGGCAATACCCTTAACGGTGTCTACGTGTTTCTTAAACTCTTGAGCGAGTTGTTCTAGGTTTTGTTCAGACATTGCTGACTCCTTTTAAAATATTTAAAGCATTAGAAATTGATTTCGCTTCTTTGGTTTCTTCCTCTGACTCGCTCAGAAGAGAACGCAAGCCTTTGCTAGCGATTGCAGTAGCTTGGTTTTTTGAAAATCCTGACTCTCTCAAGAATTTTTCAAATTCTGGTAATGTTGGCAGTTCGCCATCATCTAATTTGGACTTAACGGAAGTGATGAGGCTGCGCTCATTTGCAGGCTGAGTGACAATCGAGATTTCGCTAAGGTCAACTTCAACCAATTCGCGAACGCCATTTGTCTGTTGATTAGCCTTTTTGGTTGAGTAGCCAATGCTTAGGCCGTCTATAGCGCCAGCCTTTAAAAGTGCATGAGTAGACTTGGCTCTTGGGACGTCATCTATAAGTAACTTGCCTTCAACATAAAGGCCTTTTTCGTCTTCATAGATGTTTGTGTAGACACCAATAGGTTCACTATCGTTATGGTTCCAAAGAACAGGCGGCATCTTATTTTTGGCGCGCCATTTGGCGATGGATGCTGTAAATGCACCCGGCAAAATTACGTCGTTATACCAATCAATATTTCCAAATACGGCACCATAGCCCGAAAAAAAACCGTCCTCTTGGACGGCTTTGATCTCTAAATTAAAACTTTTTCTAGTCATTGAGGATTCCCCTGATTTTCTCCAAGTGGCACCATCTGCATTTGTACCGTGAGTTTATCGGCCGCTGGATCTGTGGATGCTGGCAAATCCTCCAACTCTCGCGCTTCATTTCTCGTCATTAAACCGTTCTGCGTCATTTTTACGTAGAAATCACCACGCTTAGCTACGTCAGAGCGCAGCAAACCATCTACCGAGAATTTAGGACGGTATTTGTATTTGTCTTGAGGCAAAAGTAGCTTACGAGCGATTGTTTGCTCATAACGCACTAATTGAGGGTTAAGTGCATAAGTCAAAAATCCCTGATTTGTTTGCTCTAGGCTAGATGCCCATGAACTTGCCTTATTAGTGTGCCCAATTAGTTGAGGTGGAACCCCAAAAGCACGGCAGATTTCTTCAATACCGAAGTAACGAGACTCCAATAATTGAGCGTCCACTGGGTTAATACGGATGCTACTTGCGCCTGAAACCTTCATACCAGCTTCAAGCACCATGTACCTTCCTGCGTTTTCAGGTCGGCTAAACTCAGCTAAGTTATTACGCATTCGTTGGCGCTGTTCTTTTGTTAGCGTTTGCTCGCCTGTTTCAAGAAAGCCACCTACTTTTAAGCCATTTTTGAACCAATCTTGTGCTTGATTGTTTGCATCAAACTGCATGCCTATAGTTTGAGCAAAAAACTGAATAGCAGATAAACCAACAAGCCCATCAAGAGTAAAACCCTTAAAATGCAAGATTTGGTCTTCCGAATAGGTTGTTGTTTTCCCATTTTCAGTGTAATGAAACTCAATTGAGCCTGATTTGTTGCGCTTTACAATCATTTCACTTGGGAAAAGAGGCTCCAGCGCTATCACTTCACCATTTGAACGCCTTGTGATTAGGTTGTATGAGTTGCCCCACAAGTCTAAACAAGCGCTTTGTACCTGCCAAAACTCACTAGCACACATGTCAGCATTCGGCGAATCATGCAAAATTCGGTACAAATGATGATTGGTGGCTACTCGTTTTTCATTGTCATAGAGTTGTAGAGGCAAAGTAGATATTGTTTCAGCTCTAAGCTTCACACATGCCCATACAGCCGATAGTTTTAATGCTGTTTCTGGTGAAACTACAGCACCACCTGAAGACATATAACTATCAAATGGATATGAAGTATCACCTTTTTTCAATTGAGTTCTTCCAGTCAATCGTGACCAGAAACGAGACCAAAACCCCGTATCTTGTAAATCGCTCATGCTATCACGACGTCCTCTAAATAACCGTCAATATCAAAGTTTTTAGGCTCAGGATTCACACTCATCAAAGCCACAGCGTTAAAAGTCGCAATCAATGGATCAATCTTCCCAACGCCTGATTCCTGTTTGGAAATCATCATGCCGTTACCCTTAACAACGGCTCGAGCATTCCCGACGCACCAGGTCATTAACTGTGAACCTTGGTGATATAAGTTTCCCTCAGCCAACTTGCGTTCAGTCGTTAGGATATAACCCATCAATTTAAAACCTTGGGGTACTGCAATCATTTGTTCCTCAGGAATGCCAACTTTAAGAAGTCCATCTAAAAGCCCACCCAAACCCAACGGATCTAAACCAATTTTATTGAGCTTTCCAGAGTCAAAAACTTGTTTAGCAATTTTGGCTAATTGATCAATATCATCACCAATTCGCTCAACAATTGTTAAGGATCCCTCTTGAACACAGTCTTGATACTTTGGCGCATTCTCTTTTCGTCTTTCGACTGCTGTTGTATTGCACCATGCGTGGTTCCATAACCACCATTTACGGCTATCCTTATGGCGACCAAGTACAGCAAAGCCCAATAAATCATCCAATCCACCACCATCTATGCCGATTGTGATTACATCTGATTGGTCTATAAGTTTATTTAAAGTGAATTTTTTAGATTGCTGTAACCAAAACTCTGCGCCTGCCCAACGGTTTGCACGAAGGTTCATGCCGATTTCAATGTTTAAGTGTTTGGCCAAGAAGTCTCTAAGAGATTCTTCACCAGCATCTTTAACTTTGTTAAATTCCGAAATCAGATATTCAAGATCAACCGAAGCACCCAAGTTTGGGTTTGTGATGTAGAAATTTTCAGGTTTTAAATGTTCGCCTGCTTCTACAAGATGCTTAGGGAATTCATAAATAAGTGGTAGAAAACTTTTATCAACTTTAATTCCGTCACGTACATCTCTGGCATAATCTAAAAGCTGCTTAAATACTCCACATGGCACTTCATCCGACATGGTAGACAGATAAATCACACAACCTTCTGGACGAGATGCTAAACCACCCTTTGCTTCACGGAACATTGATTCAGCGTTGGCACGTTTCCCGAATAGCCAGACCTCATCTATCAAAATGATTGAAGCTTTCTTACCTGCTGCTGCATTGGATTCTGCTGCAATAACTTTAAGTGTTGCTCCGGTACCTAGATGCGTAACTGTTTTTGTGTGCTCAGATACATTAAATCTTTCACTTAATTCTTCATCTGCGCGTATGAAATCCCGGATTGGATTAAATGAGTTATCAGCAACTTCTTTAGTAGGCGCAAGAATAATTAGTTCGGCAGATTGTCGATCATTAAGAATTAATGCAGTAAGCATAATGCCGGCGGCAATCGTAGATTTAGTATTCTTCTTCGAAATCAAAAGAAAGAATTCACGAATTAATCTGCGCTTTGTGCTTGGATCATATGCGCCAAAGATTGCACGAACAAACTCGATCACCCATTCCAATGTGACATCACCCATCTTAGGGCTACCCATCACATCAACAAGAATTAACTCTTTAAAGATACGCTCCGCTACGTCAGCCACTTTGGGGAATAATGGCTTACACGGCATTAACGATTGTTTAGAAACAATACGGGTCGCCCAGTCTGGGCAAGCTGTAGTCCAGGTGAGTGACATTGAAGACATAATTTAGCTCATCAATTGATTATCTAAAGTTGCAAACTTTCCTGATTTACTACCTTCTCTTGCAGTTTCTGCTTTGGTTTCTTTCTTGCCCTTTTCGGCCACTTTGCCGTGGACGTATGGAAGGGCTGCTTTCGCTGCATTGAAGCGCAAGAACATGTCGTCACTTTTGTTCATGACATCGATTAGAAATTGAAGTGGGTCATCCTTTGCATAGTCGTCGTCATTCAAAGGATTGTCATATTCACCACTATTTTCAGTTTTAACTTTTGGTTTCTCAGGAGTTAAAGTTCGGCCTTCTTTTTCAGCCTTTAACTTTTCGATGTAGATAATAATTTCAGAATTATTTCTTAATTTTGAACCTTGCTGTGAAGCTGTCTTTTCTTCGTAACCTGCTGAAATAGCAGCTTCTTTGTTTGTGGCACCATCAACAATGGCGCGAGCAAACTTTTTCATTTTCTCGGTTAATGCCATTGGATCACCTTTAACTTTTGCTTTAACTTTTAATGAAAGGGGAAATTTTTTTATAAGTGAGATGGGGGGCGGTGTCCAACGGCGAAGGGCTTGGAACTTTTGACCTCCCCCCTGCCTGCTGTATTTTTGTGCATCATTATGGTGCTTCTTGAATATGGTCAAGAATCTTTTTCTTACCATCATCCTTCACATTAAAACTGATTAGATTGCCGCTTCGCATATACAACATAGCGTGATAGATGTATTGGTCGTAATCTTTCTTACCATTCCAATTGAAAACGGCGCCTTCAACTCCGTTAGGGTCAAAGTACACCTCAGCGCCTGTGGTCGAATCTCTCACAGAAACAAGTTGTGAAATCATTTATCAATCCTCGTCTAAATGCCTTTGAATTACTCACGGTTTTTTAAGTGGCTGTATTGGCTGTTTGATGGGACGACCCTTTTGACAAGGCATATAGCCACCATGCACACGTGTATAAAAGCAACCAACGCAGTTGCACTCACCAATAAAAGAAATGGTTATAGAGCCTGTAAAGATCATTGCCGGCTCTCCTGTAGGGTTTTCTTTTTATGGCATGGAACACAAAGAGATTGGAGGTTGGATTCATCATCCGTTCCACCTCTTGCCACATTGACAATATGGTCAAGCTCTAAATCTTTAGTGACAATGCCACAACATTGGCAGGTCCACTCATCACGTAAATGGATCTTAGCTTTAAGACGGCGCCACGGACGACCACCACGACCAGAACCCCAATTGTT